ACTATTAGGAGAAAGGTCTGTTAACACATCTCTTAAATCCTTAATAGAATACATAGAAGAATAAATCTTATCCAACTGCGGATGTTGTGCAATAAATTCATCATCTTCAATGATAAAATACGGCTTCGTAATATAATTCACATTAGAGCGAATAGCAGCAACCAGATCTTGATATTCTACCTCGGTTATATCACCATTATCTGCCCACTCATACATGATGCGACTCTTAATGCCCGACATATACAAACCACCAGATACGATAGAGCGACAAGGGATACCTTCGTCAGCGTCATACTTTCTCGGTGCTTTTTCTACAACATCGACTACATCATCAACAACAGTTTCGTCTTCAATAACACTTTCTACTGTTCCAATATTAGCAACCGCATTATTAACATAATCCGGTCTTACGTTTGCCTTTTTCATTGCATTATTTTTTGCCATGAAAATTTTCCTCCTTTTACTCAAAATAGGAGAGGGCAGCACACCCTCTCCATGTTATGTTTAACTTATATTAAATTAGGCGATAACCCAAACGCCGAAGTAACGACCAATCTGAGTACCAATACCCATAGCTCTCTGTACTTCGTACTTCATGGTGTCATCCATTCTTTCACCCTTCTCGGTAACTTCAAGAATCTCAGTCTCACCAACATCTACAAACTTAACGAACTTATTCTCAACCTGCGGAAGAATCAAAAGCTTAGTAGAATCTACTAACTTCTTGGTAGTATCATTAAGAGCAAATCTCTGCGGAATCTCCATAAGAGTTACACCCTCATAAGAACCAAGTCTACCCATAGTAGCAACTTCACCCTTCTGAGCCTCAGTTACCCATTCAATATCTGCAAGAGCAGTAAGCTTCTTGAGAGCGGTCTTAGTACCCATGATGATAACCGGAACATTGTCATTAGCAATTGCTACATCCTCAAGTAATGTGTCGAATCTATCCTTAGTGGAAGCCTCTAAAGCACCAGTACCCTTGAACTGAGCCGGGAGCTTATCACCTACGTTCATAACCTGAGCGTACATCTCGTTCTGAATCTGAACAACGAATGCTCTAGCACAAGCGTCGGTCAACTTAGCCCAGTCATAACGACCAGCAAGATACATATCAATATCAGCACCTACTGCAATACCATAAACAGAAGTAGTTACAGTATAGCTTTCTCCAGAGCCAAGTCTCTGTAAAGTACTTTTGTGTTTAACATATATTATTTTCCAATAAAAATTTCCAATGATAACCGCCCGCCGTTTTGCGATTACCCTTACATACTTCTAAAATACCGGCAGTGCTTTTTAAAGATAATTCTTTTGCTGCGGTAACAGCACAATCAAAAATTTTATCCAATTCTATACACAATACCGGAGTCATATTTTTTTTATTTGACGGCTTTCCTTTTTTCTTTTCACTCATTTTTCTACGAGCTTCTTCAGTATGATGTTTTCCATACATACCATTATTTTCACCCATAATTTTTTCTTTGATTTCTGGATTTGCCCACTGAGTTAAAGCATGAATAGAACGAGTCTTTCTCAATTCTGAATTTTCGTAAGCTTTCTTTTCTGCTTTACTTATTTTATTCTTTATCTCGTCACAAACATAGTTGCTAAATTGTCCACCAGATTTTAAGTTATAACCTAAATCTCTATTCATAGTATTATATAAATCTATGTAATGAGCTTCTTTTTCATCAAGTTTATCAACATAGCAATATTCTAAAATATAAAAATTAAAACAATCTTTACCATATTTGTTCCAAGCTTTTTGAAGATAATCATTATCGTGGGTATTATTTTCTAATTCACTTTTATGTCTTCTCCATCTATCTTTGATATTTACTGACTGTCCAATATATTTTTTATTATTTATAACATTTTCAATGCAGTAAATACCAGATTTCATTTCTTCTTGCATTTACTCATCTCATTTCTTTTATGTAATTCGGAAAATAATTTTAAGGGACGCTACTCCCTGTTGAGCTTTTGCCCCTCATATTTTCATATGAGAACAGACTATATCTTCATCCTATACAGGATGTGCACCATTTCCATTTAAGGGATTTTCACCCACTCACTTGAGCCGTACTCCTATTGTGAATTTCTCCACCTACGGGATAGTCGTTGAACTTTACCTTTCGGTCTTAGCTGCTGATTGCCCATTAAAAAAGAGCAGGGGGTTTAACCTCGCTCTCATATAACAAATTTTTTCTGCTTTCGCCACATTCACGCCTACACCTTTTAAGGTGTTACGTTGTAGTTTTGTTATCTTTAGGGTTTTCCAGCAATTAAATGCATATTTTTTCATACAGCTTTCGCTATACGGACTCTATTTTACAAAAGTCATGATGGTCGCCTGCGATCTTAGAAGCGGCAAGAACGATATCTTCCTCAGTCCAGAATTCCTGAGAGTCACCACGAGCGATATTTCTCTCTTCAACAAACTGCTGGAACCATTCAGACTCCTTAAAGCCAGTCTCAACCTTAATATCAATAACCTCTTCAATTACCTCGAACAGCTCTGCGCCATACTTCTTCATGGCACGTTTTCTATCTCTCTTAGTAGACTTTTCGTTAATACCAAGAATATTAAATACATAATTACGAACCTTTGCGTTAGCATCTGCTACAGATACTCTGGAACCATCCTCATCAAAAATCTCAATACCATGAGCAAGGTCATAGCTCAAGTTTCTAAAACCTTCAAAGTTATCCTCGGTACCGAAGATACCCTGTAAACGATCATTTAAATTAGAAAATGTTAATTTATTCATTATATTTTATCCTCCTTTCTACCTTAATTACGCAACCACAAGTTTCTTGTCAGCGACGGAAACTTCAGCACCAGCTACAGGAGTACCAGTGAAAGCTTCTTCAGAAACCTCAAATACGTCATGCTTGCAAAGCTGATAAGCTCTAACAATATCTCCAGCTTCGTTATAGAAGTTCTTTTCTGCCTTAAACTTATTAGTCCACTCTTCAGCAATAAACGGCTGCATGTATACGAAATAAGCATCGCCCGGATCTACAACCTCTACATACCAGTTACCATTAGCAGCCTGCTTCTGAATCTTTCCTTCAAAAGTAGTAGCCGCAGCCTCTTCATAAAGATCAAGATCAATAAATGCTCCTACGCCAACGAGATTGCCGTTGTCGCAAGCATTTGTTAACTTAACATTCAAAATGTGTGCGCCATAAGTCTGAGCTAAAAGCTTAGAAGGAAACGCAACAGCGTGTTTTTCAATGTTGTACTTAATAGCCATTTTTAATTTCTCCTTTCATTTTTTGAGCATAAAAATAACACCTACCGTGAGGTGTCTGATTGAATTTGTTTTTTAATTAAAATCATTCGATTTAATTACTTAGAAAATAATGAACCATAACGGCTCTTTTTGTTGTTCTTGGTCTGAATAGGTAATTTGGTCATACCAACAGGCTTCTTCTCCGGTTCAGCAGAGAAGTTAAGACTACCGCCTTTTGCATAAGCTAATAAGATTTCGTCAGCCTTTGCAGAAACTTCTTCAACAGATAAGTCGAAGTGGTTATCTCTCAATTCTGTAAACTCTTTAGTTTCAGCAATCTTTGCATAAGCTTCGGAATTAATAACTTCCATCTTAGCAGGCTCTGCTTCATACTTAGCAAGTTTTTCAGAGATAGCAGAGTAGTTAGCTCTCATATCATCAAGTTTCTTACGCTCATCTTCTGTACACCATACAGAATATACTTCTACACGGTCACCAACGAGAGAGTAAGAATCTTTCTTAACCTTATAAGACTGTTTGAAAGCACGACCAGTCCACATATCTTGCATAATAACATACTTGTCATCATCATATACATCAACACAGTACCAAGTACCATCATCTGCATATACATCATTTACAAGAGTAGAGATAGCACTAAGCTTTTCGGTTAATGAAATAGAAAATTCCTTAACAGAATCTCCGATTGTGATAGAATACTTCAAAGAATAATCTTCGTTAGTTTCTTCAACTTCTTCTGTTTCAGTTTCTTCAACTTCTTCAACTTCCTCAGAAAATTCTTCAGTTGTTTCATCAACAACTTCTTCAACCACTTCTTCAGGAGTATCTTCAACAGTATCTTCAACAATAGTTTCAGTTACTTCCTCTTCAGTGGTTTCTTCAACAACTTCCTCGGTTGTTTCTTCAGTTACTTCTTCTAAGATTTCAGTAACTTCTTCTACAATATTTGTTTCATCCACTGTTTTTGTCCTCCCTTCTTCAAAATTTTCATTGGCATTAGCCAGTATATAATTATCAAGAGACTCTTTAAGTTCTTGTATAATTGCAAATAATTGTTTTTGACGATTATCTTCATTCATACTAAATACTTCTGCATGAGCCTTCGCCATTCCCGGTGTTACATCAGCTCCAAGCAAGGTTAGACCGCAAGCTATCATTTCACCAACGTCAAGACACTTATCAGTAGAAGAATAGGATAAATCAGCACAGCCAATTTCCATGCTCACATCTG